CGGACCCAGCCGGACGCCTGTGCGACATGGGTGCGCGGCATGGGGCGGATGTGGCGATCTGCCCCACCGTACGCGGGCTGGCATGCGTCTTCGAATGCCCGCGATGCGGGCGAACCCTCGCCGAACTCCATGTGACCAAAAACGGCCGCATCATGTTCGGCGACCGGACTAGAATAAGAACCATGCGCAATGTCGGACTGGCATGCGCGATCATCGGAAAAACCCTAGGAAAGGAGCACGAATGCGAGACACGTTCACCGCAATCGCATACGGGGCAATCGCCATCATGCTGACCATCATGTTCGCATGGGCGTGGTACGCCGAATATGCGAACACGCCGGTGCATTACACGACGATTCAAACCGTTGATGAAGGCGGTTTCGAACACGACTGCCTAGTCGCGACATACAAGAAGGACATGGCACTTGACTGCACCAATCCAAACGATTGAAAACCAAGCCCGCTCAATCCAAGAAGAACTCGGACGGCATCTCATGGCATTGCCCGATGACTTCGACAATCCGAAGACGCTGAAAGCGCGAATGGACCTACGCAGGGCGTATAATGCTGCTACGGACATCGTGGAACTCACGATGCGGTTAAGATTGGAAAGACTGGTATGAACTTCAAACGACACTTGAATCAGCAAATCCGCCTAGTGGAAGGAGTTGAACCGGATGCGACCGGTACCGGAATGGGAGGCTCTGAAGGCTCGTCTGGAAGCGCAGCGGCCTCGGCACAGCAGGAGCCGACAATCACCCAAGCCCAGCTCGACGCCATCATCAGCCGAAAGCTCGCCAAGGAACGCGAAAAGCTCGAAGCAGCCCAGAAAGCAGCCGAAGACGCCCGAAAACTAGCCGAGGAAACCGAAGCGAAGGTCAATGAGGCCCGCGAGAAGGGCATCAGCCTCGGCCTGTTGCAGGCGAAACGCAACGCCATCGCAGAACAGTACGGGTTGAGCGCTGACCTGCTGCCCGCCGAGGAAGACAAGCTCGACGCCTTCGAGAAGCAGCTCGCGGCAAGCATCAACAGCCGCACGCGCGTTACTCCAGTGACCGTCGAACCAGCCGCCAAGACCCCCGACTGGATGGGTGCCGCGCATGCGTGACATCCGAATCCTCGGCATGGTGATGCGTGACGAAAACGTTCCTGCGACCCTCTCAATCATCGACGACGACGTGGTGGTGAACTCACCTATGGAGTTGGACGAAAACGAGAAGGACAAGCTGGTAAAACGTTTTGCCAAACGCATCCTACAGCTAGGACTCTCACTGCATGACTGGAAGGAAAAGAATTGACCGACGAACTGAAGCCGCTCGCCACCGTCGAAGACACCGAAGTATACCTACGCCACAAAGTGCCCATCGACCTCGTGGACTATGAGGAACGCAAACGCGGAGCAGCATCCAACGTGCTCCGCATGATGTACCGCAACCAAGGCGACGACTTGGACAAGCAGGTCACGGAAGACCCGCTCACACGCCAAATGGTCGCCGACATCATCGGCGTCAGCGTCGCACAGGACGTGAGCCGCAAGGAATCCATGTCCGAAAGCGACACCGACCTGAGCGCGTTCAAAACGTTCACCCAAACGGCGGGCGGCTACAGTTTCACCGGCGAATGGCGAGGCAACACGGACGACGTGTTCTTCACCAACAGCCAGCTCAAACAGCTGGGCGTCGGACGCGCCACCATAGCAAGGTTCCAACTCTGATGCACTACGGACTCAAAACGCACGAAATCACCATCACCACCGGCGACAGCCAACACACCGTCAAAGGCATCGTGACCACGAACACCACAAGCGAAGACACCGGCACATTCGACAACATGACCGAAGTGGACTCGCTTACCATCCACGTCACCACGCCCGACACGCCGCCCGAAATCGTCGGCGGCGAACTCGAATACTATGGGAACACCTACCACGTCACATCAATCAAACCGCCAATAGACCCCGAAAACAGGGTGATGTTCAACCTGTTCAAATGGAGCTTCAACGCGAAGCAGGTGCAATACTGATGGCAAGACTCAAAGGCGCCAAAATCATGGTCGCCGCACCGAACGCGGCAACCAACCTCGTGATGCAGTCGGCGGGATTCCAACAGGAGTCACGCCGCGTCGCATCACGAATCATGCCACAGCTGCGAATGGACTCATACAGGGGCAAGCCACCGACCATGACCACATACCGCACGCTTAGTAGTTTCAAAGGCACACGTCGAGCCGGAACGGAAATCAAATACTACAAGACGCCGCATTCCGGCGACACGCTGAAAGGATTCGGACTGTGAGCAAAGACAATGAAATCGTCAACGACATCATCGACGGACTGTCCCAGCGCCTCGGCATGCGCGTATACGACAAGTATCCGACCGTGAAGAACACCGGCCAGTATCCGCTCATCATCGTCACACGCCAGAACGCGTCTGACATCACCCCATACATCCGACACTTGGACATCGCCATCACCGTGGTGACACGCGAACTCTCTGGCGGAACCGACAACACGCTCAGCGCCGAAATCGGCGACGCTCTGACCGACTGGTACAATCAGAGCCTGTGGGACATCATGGGCGCCCCGCTGCTCAACACCGCCGACGCCCAGCCGACCAAAGACGGACGCGCATCCACCGTCTATGACTACCAGTTGGAGTACCTGAGTTGATGAAAAGCACGCAGGAGTCGGTGGAAGACCTCATGGAAATCCTCTCACCGGCGGCCAGGGACATCATCACCGACGAACAGGTGCGCCAAGCGCAAGCGGCCGCCAGCAGCGGCGACAAGCATATGGCCGGAAAGGTCTTGGGTGACATCTGGAAGCAGGTCGCGGAAAAATCCGCTGGACTAGGCTTGGAACGGCTCGACTCCGACAGTTTCGGCAAGAAAATCGGCTGGCTACTAAGCCAGCAGCGTTCCGAAAAGACGGTCAGGGATTTCCTTGCGAAATACAAACGCGAACTTGCCGTCCAGCCGATGCAGGAGGCGACCGCCAACCTGTTCGCCCTCGACTCGACAACGGAAGTCGTGCGCGAAGCCGTAGGCGAGACATGCCCATGGTGTCTCGAACGGTGCGGAATATGGCACCCATACGACGCGAACCATTACGGCGTCTGGGTAAGACACGCCGGATGCGACTGCAAAATCTACGTAAGGAACAGCCTCACATGACGCCAACCATCAACAACACCGACCCACAATACGTCGAAAGCCCGACGCGCCGCGCCATCATGAAAACCGAAATGGTACGATGGTATCGAGAACAACGACGCCAAATGGCCGAACAGTTAAGGAGGATTTATGGCAGGGAAGACTGAAGAAGCCCTCTCAAGCCGCATGGAACAGGTCAACGGACTTATCGACAAAGCCTACTCGGACATGGAAGAGTACGGTCGGAAAGCCGAAACGTCGGACGATGACCGCGAATACTATATGAGCATGGCAAGCAACGCGCAGAGAAACTACGTCAGCTTCATGCAGCTGCTCATGACCATGACCAAAAACTTCGACGAAGCGGTGAAAGTCGATTCGCACAAAAGCAGGACAACAGCCGCCAAAGCGCCGAAAACCACTCTTCAGAAACTAATCGCAAAGGAAGCGAAACGCTCATGACACTCACCATCGTGGACGAACAGGCAATCTCATTCCCGTGGATTGAACTCGTCAAGAACGCATACTCCATGCGCGTTCGGGTCAGCAACTTCAGCGCGGTCGGCAAACGCAGCTTCACCCGCATACTTTCCAAGGCGGTCGGCGGCGTCAACTCCTACTTCCTCATGCAGGACGGCGACCCGCTCAGCACCGACTACCTCCCATCCGCAGACCTACAGTTGGAAAAAGTCGCCGCGGTAGGCTTGGATGGACGCTGCTATGACGAGAACGCGGAGGAAATCGACGAAAACCTACGATGCCTCACCCTTAGCCACGCGCCAGTCACCGACCAAGCCGTACTGTTGGCGCAGCGCGCCATGGTCATCGAAGGACTCATCTCCAAAAACCTCGAACATCTCATGCTGCCCGAACCCGTCGTGGTCGGCACCTCACCCGATGTGGTAATCAAGGCAGACCCGAACAAGAATCCAGCCAACTGGACGAAATTCGACGCCAACGACGACCACGACACCATCGTCCGGCCGGAAGTCAAACGACTCAGCCAATGGGATAACGGACAGCTCAAAACACTCCTGCAAAACACGGTGTTGAGCTTCCAGATGGAAACCGGACTCCCCCCGCAGGACGCTCAGATTCTGGACACGCTCGGAGCGACAACCCAATCGTTGGTGTCGAACCGTGAAAGCTTCGTCAGCCGCATCTACATCATAAAACAGGATTTGAACGCCGTGTTCGAACCATTGGGCATCACGTTGGACTACGAGTTGACGTTCCCGCAGACCGCGCAGGACATCGCATCCATCGGCGACGCCTACGGCAAGGGCGCTGACGCCGACATCCTCAAGAAATATCAGGTGGTGTGACATGCTGGTGAAGAATCCAAATTGGAGGGCGAACGTACGCCCAACATCCGACGTGGCGATCATGGCCGCCGAGTACGTGAACTGGGGTTGCGGCAACGCAATCCTCCCGTTCCAAGTCGAATTTCTCAACAACGCCTTCCAACGCAAGAAGGACGGCACTTGGAAATACAAGCGTGTCGCATTGAACATGCCGCGTCAGAACGGTAAGACCAAAATCCTCACCGCCCCAATACTCTACTATCTGTTCGTGCTCGGACTGAACGTGCTCGTCACCGCGCATGAGCAGATAGCCGCCAACAAAATCATGGAGGATTTGAAGGACGCCATCGATTCGAATCCCGAACTGAAAGCCGAGGTCACGCATTTCAGCACCACCATGGGCCGCGAGCGCCTACAGTTGAAGAACGGCGCGTTCGTCCGGTTCCGTTCCCGCAAGAGCGCTTCGGCCGGCATGGGCGGCACGTTCGATTTGGTCATCTTCGACGAGGCGCAGGAACTCCGCTCCGAATACGAGGCGATGATTACCAAAACGTTGAAGACACGCCGCATGGCGATGATAATCTACACCGGCACGCCGTTCCTCCCCTCGTCCATCGGAGACACGTTCAACGTGTTCCTAGACAACGCCGAAAACGACGACATGGCGTATGCGGTGCGCTACGGCATCGACGACGAGACGGCGGACATCGAGGACGAGCAGTTGTGGGCGCTCACCAACCCGCTCTACCCGGACGTGATTCCACGCGAAGCGTTCCTCACAGACGTGGCGATAGCCAAACAGGGCGGCGCCGATGGACTCATCGACTTCCGCATCCAAGACTTGGGCCTATGGTGGGCAGACAGCATCCCTCCCGCAATCCCGATCGACCTGTGGGACAGTGCCTACTCAGACCTCCAACATGACCGCGACACGCTCGTCTACGCGCTCACCTTCGACCCGACAACCAGCACGCTCGCGCTCAGCGTCGCCGCCAACACCGAAGAGGTGACGGTCGGTTCGCAGCATTACGACAAGTGGGCGTACATTATCGGCGAAATCGTGGACGAACGTCCAACCACCGAATCATGGCAGTGGGTCACGGACGAATTGAAGACGCGCCCACGCAAGACCACGCTCATCTTGGACGCTGGCGGATTGAACAATCCGATAAGGGACATGCTTCCCCGCGGATTGAACGTCATCCAATTGACCGGCACCGAGTTCCTCGCCTCCCAGCAGGGATTCCTCGACCTGTTGAACGAGGGACGGTTCAAACATACGAACAATCCGCAGTTGACGGCCGAAGTGCAGAACGCGCAGAAGCTCAAATCCGGTTCGGATGACCAGTGGAAGTTCGCACCGATACGCAAGACCGAAACAACGGCGGGCTTGAAGGGTGTCAGCATCGCCGCATGGTATCGCGGCGTCAACCGTCCGAAGGAGCGCAAGGTCAGGGAGGTGATTGCCTGATGGGCAAGGATACGGGACTCTACCATCGGAATCGCGCCATCCTCCGCGAACGTACCAAACGGACGGGAGCGCCATGCTATTATTGCGGCGCACCGTTCTACTGGGGCCGTAACACCGCGCATCCGCTGTCGTTCACAGCAGACCATGTGATACCGCGTGCCGCTGGCGGAAGCGACAGGATGGACAATCTCGTTCCCGCCCATATGCAATGCAATAGGGCGAAGTCGGACCATATAGCAAGTCCGGCGACACGCCGAACGCGAACTGCGACGAGAAGGTGGTAGAATAAATACCATTACGCAGCAATGTGCAGCTCCTCTCTTGTGATTCTGGTTTGCACGCACCCCGTTTGACGAAAGTCAGACGGGGTGTTATGCTATGTCTTGGAGATGGTCGGTAGACGATTAGAGCAGCTTCGTCCACCATGCCAAGACCGACTGTCCCCCTCAAAATGTACTGACTTGAACCGCCCCAGCACAGTCGTTAAACAATGCGGGGCATACCCACTGGAGACAGTGGGGTCGAGGCGCACACAGCCGGAAACAATCGTGGTAGAGGCCGAGTCGGGGCCGCAATGCAGAAGGCCGACACCATCCACCTCAACCACGAAAGGCAGTCATGTCCCTAGCGACAATCGAACTGAAGCCGGGCTTCGTTGACCGCAAGCTGATTTCCGAACAGCCCGCGGCCGGAGCCATCGCAAGGATTTCCAACAGCACTCCAATCGACCTCATCGGCACGCAGATGCAGACCATCGACTTCTCCGGCGAAATGGGCATCTTCGGCGAAGGCGCCACCGGCGAAACCGACGCCGAAAAGAAGAAGAAGTCAAACGACGCCACCAACGGTGTCGTGACCATCAACCCAATCACCTTCTACATCAGCTACCGTTTCCCGAAGAAGTTCCTTCAGCTGTTCGGCGTTGACGGCGCCTACAATCCGACCGACGCCACCTTCCGCGCCGGTTCTCCGCAGACCATGCTTCAGAGCATCCTCGCGCAGCCGTATCAGGCCGGAATCCTCGACCAGTACCGCACGTATGTGAACCGTGCAATCAGCCGCGCCCTCGACTTCGCCCCCATCTTCGGCGTCAACCCGGCGACCAAGGCCGCGTCCACCGTCGCACGCACCAACGGATACGTGCTCAGTCAGGCCGGAGACATCAACTACACTCCGGGCACCGGAGCGGAAGCGGCCACCGCGTTCAAACAGGCCGTGCGACAGGTCGCCGCACAGGGCGACGCGTCCGCGCAGGGCGTCACCACCTCCGCATACTTGGCTGCAATCGGTGATGGTCTCACCACCATTGGTACACCGACCCAGTATGCGGCCGACGTTCCGCTCATCGGCAACATGGTCAACCTCGGAGGCGTCACCCTCGCGGCCTCCAACACCGTGTCCGACACTGCTGCGGCCACCGGCTCCGGCCAGCTGACCAAGAAGGTCCTCGATGCGGTCGTCGGCGACTTCGCCAACCGTTTCGTCTGGGGTGCTATCCCGCTGTCCGGCATCGAAGTGTTCGACTCCGGCAATCCGGATAATTCTGCGGAAGGCGACTTGGGCGCGGTCAACAAGGTGATGCTCCGCACCGAAGTCGCAATCGGCTGGGGGTTCATCGGCGGAACCAGCAAGTTCTACGCCATCACCCACGCCACCGCGTGACACTATTCGCACACGTGGGCGGCGGCGACGCCGCCCATCCACTGATTGAACGCTAACAACGAAAGGAATTGAGATGGGCGTAAAGCAGTCTTCCGCAAACGTGACATTCTCGAAGCCGGGTACTAGTGCCAACAAGTCCGGCTATATTTGGGTCGCCCCACTGGGCACCCCAATCCCCACCGACGCCACCTCCGAACTGGACGCGGCGTTCGTCGGCCTTGGCTATCTGTCCGAAGACGGTCTGACCGAACCGGCATCCCTCTCCGCAGGTGACGATATTGTGGCCGCTGGTGGCGATACGGTCGCACAGGCCGACCCGACGTTCTCCAAGACGTGGACGGGTACTTGCATCGAAGCCCTGAACGAAGACCTGCTTAAGGTCGCATACGGCTCCGCCAACGTGACGGTCGAACAGGCGTCCTCGTCAAAGGATGGCTCTATCACCGTCAAGGAGCAGGCCAGTGAACTGGAGCATCACGTCATCGTCATCGACGAAATGCTCAAGGGTGGCCGCAAGCGCCGTAATGTGATGGCCGACGCCACCTTTCTCATCACTGGCGACATCAGTCACGTGCATACGGCTCTCGTGAACTTCGAGTTCACCATCAACGCCTATCCGACAGCCACCGCTCCGGCTCAGACCCAGTACATCACCATCCCAAAAGCGTAAGCTCTCCGAATCCGACGCTGACGGTCACCGTATCCGATGGTACGGTGGCTGAAGATGGTGCGATGTGGGTGGTTGGAGACTGGGGGCAAGCCTCGCCATGGTCACGCTCCACCGGCGTGAAGATGGTCAAGGGCGCGAATGATGTCTATACTGGCGAACTTTCTCTCCCGAAGGGCACCAAGTTCGACATCAAGATTTTGAAGTCCACGGTCTCCACGACGAGCGGCGGCGATAACACTTGGTCTGCGGTCAGGTATGCCAGCACTCTGAACACGTCCACTTCGCATGGTTTTGGAGAGTTTGCCGACAATCTGATTCCCAACGGTAATTTCGATGAAGGTCAGGTGAAGTGGACACCGGCTGAAGCAATTAATGAGCACTTTGGTAAACCTGACAGTGCCCCAAATGTATTGCGGGTCGGAGGCAAGTCGGACATTACCTCATGTTCTTCTGACATATTCACCATTCCACCGGGTCAGACATTGCGCCTCAGCGGGTATTTGCCTACCAATCATCCACCTGTTAAAGGTGGTGTCGTGATGAAGATTGTCACCCCTCAACAGCAAACACTGTTTGAATGTGACGTTGAAGGTGGAGGCAATGGCACGTTCCGTCAGTTCAGCAAGACATTCAAGAGCATGGATGTTCCAATGGAATGTCGGATTACACTGTCGAATACAAATGTTGGCGAATGGTGGCTATTTGCAGTCTTCGACACACTCTCGCTTGTCAGCCCGTAAGGTGATAACAGAATACGCACCCCACGTCAAGACATGCTATCTGTCTATGCCCTTGGCGTGGGGTATTATTATATAGACAAACGACGAAAGGAAAACCAATGGCAAAACGCAAACCCACCATCACCATCGAAGACTTCAACGACGGATGGGCCGACGCCTACGCGAAACTCCTCCGCAACCGCAAATTCCAACAGGCCATCCACTCCGAAAAAGTCGAAGACGGCGTGGAAACCATCTGGCTCGTAGACAAGCTCATGCGCGGCGTATTGAAGGAAAACAAATACGAAGCGGTCATGAACGCATTCGACGATGACGTGCTCGACGCATGGGAATACCTCTCGGGAAAATTGCCAGCGCTTTTGGATTCACAGTCGAAAGACTGACCTACGCGATAGACCCGGACAAGTGGGACAGCCAAATCTTGGCAGATTTCGCAAGCCAATACGGTAGCCCACGACAATACACCATCATAGAGAGGGCCAAACTCATAGGCACGTTCGGAGCGACGGCACGACTCTTGGACATCATCCAACAGTCAACGCTCGCCCCCTACTCCGGCAAGGGACGGAAACCGAAAAGCGTGTTGCCGGAAAACCGGAAGAACACCAAGAAGGAGGATTACGAACTCGATTCGATGAACACCGAAGACATCAACAAGGCGTTGGGTCTTCACCGAAAGGAACAATAGATGGCAAAGGGCAGCATCGCAACCGCATGGATACAAGTACTTCCATCGTTGGAAGGCTTGCATTCCGCACTTGTCAAGGCAAGCAAGGGCGCGATGCTCACCCCCACCATCAAACCCAAACTGGCATCCGGCACAAGCCGACTCTTCGCATCGAACGGCTTGGGCATGTCCAGACTGTTCTCCGGCTCGTTCAATAAGAGCCTCAACCTGCAAGGCGGAGTGAAAAACGCGCTCAGCAGCGTGTTCGCCTCCTTTAGTTCAAGTGGACGGCGTTCCGCCAACGCTTTCGGCAATGGCTTCGCAAACCTCGACCTCAACAAGTATCTGAACACCGCAGCCGCCATCGCCGCCGTGGCATCGGTCGGCAAAGCCGTCAAAAACGTCACGTCCGACATCATCGAAATGGGCAACCAGTGGGGGCGAACCACCGCCATGCTGAAAAACGCGGTAGGCACCACCGGAGACTACACAAGCTCGCTCGAAACATCGCTGAAATACGCGAACGAGGTCGGCGTCACCACTGACGATTTCATCCAGTCGGCGGCACGTCTTCGCACGCTCGCGCCGGAAGTCGTGACCGATTACAGTGACGCGGCGAAATTCACCAAACTGCTTGACATGAACATGATTAGCACCGGCGCGTCCACGCAGGAAGCGTCCAGCGCCATGCGCCAGATTACCCAAGCATTGGGCAAAGGCATCGTCAACGGCGACGAGTTGAACTCCATCATGGAGAACTCGCCGCAAATCGCACGAATGCTCGCCAAGCATCTCAACGCTTCCGTAGGCGACCTGAAACAGTTGGGCAAGGAAGGCTCAATCAGCGGCCAAGACCTCTACGATACGGTGCTTGAGAACGCCGAAGCCATCGAAAAGCAGTTCTACGCCATGCCCGTTACGGCAGACCGCGCGTGGAACAGCATCAAGAACACGGTTGGTGCAAGGTCGGCGGAAGCCGCAACCGCATTATCTACTAACCTTGGCAAAGCGTTGACCGCCATTTCCAGTTCAGGCATGACGGACACGTTCGGCGAAATGCTAGCAGGATTCGTGCCATTGTCGAACGCGGCCGCTAAGTTGGCGACGACGTTCGTCAACCAGATTGCGCCAGCCGTCAACAAGGCATTCAACGTGCAGCAGGTCGAACAGTTCCTCGCCCCATTGACGAATCTCATCAGCCTGAACTCGCAGAACGTCAACCTGCTATCCTCCTTGGTCGATATGCTGAACACGGTGGGTGTAGTCGGCGCCACCGCGTTCTCCCTCATGGTCGCCACTAACGACCGGTTCGCATCCCGCATCCCGTTCATCGGCCGCGCGCTGGTCGGCGTGAAGAACACACTCGTCAGGCTTGGTTCCAGATTCACTGACGTGTTCGGAGCGGCGGTGTCCGCATCGTCAGCAGTCATCGACAAGCTCGCGTCCATAGCCGACGCTATGGCGAAAACGCTGTCCGAATCAACTAAAGCGCAGAACGCGCTCGGCAAGTTCAATGTCGCGTTCGAAGACTTGGGGACGTACGCGTTCAGCTTCGGCGGGAAAGGCGCTGAAGGCTTCGAACTCATCCAGCAGGCCGCGACCAACCTGCGCAATGGCGTAGGACAGGCGTCCGACAATGTGAAGCTGCTCCAAAACGGTTTGAACGCGATGGGAGCCGACGCTGAAGCGCTTCCCGAAGCGTTCCTCAAAGCGTTCGAAACGCTCGGCAAGGAAGTGGATTCCGCCGCACGGAAGAAGGCTCCATCCCTCATCCAAGCGTTCCATGACATTCGCGCCGCAGCCGACACCATCGTCGTGGATTCGAACATCTACCGTTCATTGGACACGGCCGGACAGAGCGCGGACATCTACCGTGACAAGCTCGTGCAGGTCGGACGCGAGTTCAAAGACCTCACCGGCCTGAACATTCCAGACATGTTCCTCCCACTGGTCGGGTCTGCCGTGTCCGCGTCCGACAGCATCATGCAGACGTTCGGCAATCTGAAGGCCGGATTGTCCAACTATGCCGAGAACACGGCGCAGCAGTGGGCGCCGGTCAAGGAGATTCTCACCGAAGCATTCTCGAACGCCGCAGCATCCGTCAAAACGAAGATGGAGGCCATGCGTGCCGACGTCGAATCCGGCGCGCTCTCCATGGTCGAGAACGTGAAGAGCTGGGCGTCCGAGTTCAAGGCGGCGTTCGGTGAAATGTTGGAAACGAACGGCATCAGCGACACCATGTCAAAGCTCGGGACTGCGGTAGGCAATGGGCTTTCCACTGTCAAGGGCGCGCTCAAGTCGTTTGGTTCCGAAGCGGCGTCCACGTTGTCTGAGCCGTTCGACGGTCTTGCTGAAAAGGTTTTCGGCTCGTTCAAGGGGCAGAATCCGTTCGCGCCGTTGACGTCCGCAGCTAAGACTGTGAGCGCCGGACTCTCGGCCACGGTCGGCGGCGCCGTGTCGCGTCTTGCCGGACGGTTCAGCCCGTTGGCGTCCGCCGGAAAGGTAGCTTTCGCCACCATCGGCTCCGCCGCGTTGAAGGTGTCTTCCGGCGCGTTGAAGGGCTTCGGTGTGGCTGTGAATGGAGTCGGCGCGGCAATCGGCAAGATTGGCGGCATCGCATCCCAGTTGGGTGTGACCGGCGCAATATTCACCGGCCTGACCGCCGGATTCCAGACACTGTTCAAACTCGACCCGTCCCAGATGGTCGGCAAGTTTGACGAATGGCAGAAAAGCCTCGACAACACGCTTACCGGCATTCAGACGAAACTGCCCGCCATGGCGAACGCGTTCGCGTCCGCTCTCCCGCAGGTGGTGGCGAGCATCACGGCCGCACTGCCGGGCATCGCCAACGCGCTCATGAGCGTCGGACAGACGCTCGCACCCGCGTTGATGACGATACTGCCGCAAATCACCCAAGCGTTCTCCGACGTGTTCGACCAGCTGCCCGGCTTCATCGCTACGTACGGGCAGCCGATGATGGAAGCGTTCGGCAGCCTGTTCGCCACACTCGCCGGACAGATCCCGTCGCTTATGACCTCGCTTGGTCAGGCGTTGATTACCGGCGTTCAGGTCGCGTTCAGCGCCATAAGCGACAATAGCGCGGCTATCGCCGGGTTCATCAGCGGGTTCGGCGCGTCTTTGGCTTCCGGCATTCAGACGTTGGGCGCCACCGTTGTGGCCGCGCTCCCGTCCATTGGACAGAGCATCGCCGCCGCATTGCCGACGCTGATTCCTGCGTTGACATCCGCTATCACAAGCGTGATAACCTCATTGGCCTCAGTATTGCCGGGCATCGCCGTAGCCATCATCAACCAGCTGCCGGCAATCATCGGTGGTTTGGCTACCGGCATCGTCAACGGTCTGCCGACACTGATTAGCGCCTTCGTCAGCGTTGCGACCAGCATCGCCGCGAACTTCCCACGCATTTTCATGGCCGTCGCGCTCGCTGTCCCTGCGATTATCGCAAACATCGCCCGACCGTTCGCCGGACTGGGCGGCCGTATTCTCGGCTACATCAGGAGCATTCCGGGCAAAATCATGGGCGTGTTCGCCGGTGCCGGGTCGTGGCTGGTCGATTCCGGCGCAGCGTTGATGAACGGTTTCAAGCAGGGTATCGTCAACGCGGTCGAAAGCGTGAAGAGCGCGGTGAAGGGTGCGTTGCAGAAGGTGCGAGACTTCTTCCCGTTCTCTCCCGCTAAGGTCGGCCCGTTCTCCGGCTCCGGCTATACCAGCGTGTCCGGCGAGCATCTTATGCGCGACTTCGGCAAGGCCATCGGCGCCCAAGGCGCGTTTGTACGCGGTCAGGTCGATAGCGTGCTCGGCTCCTTGGATTTCGACCAGATTGACGCGACCAATCTTGGCATGGTGTCGGCGCCACGGCTTAAAGACTATACTGGAATGGTGTCGGCTGGCGACCAGCGGTATGCTGGCGGCGTCCACATCGACAATGTGGTTGCAAGCCCGTTGAGCGACGTGGAACTCGTGGCCCGCCGATTCGGATACGCTTTGAACAATGAGATGATTGGAAGTGTCAGACCTTGAGTACGATAACCGTCACCGTGGGTGACATCACGCTTTACGGCGACGCCGGACACGAGTTCACACTGGTGTCCATGAGTGGTTTCGACGATTTGCCGTCAGCCAAGACCGAACAGGATTCTTGGGCTAGGGCTGACGGCAACGCCATTCCCGGCACGACGTATTATGATGGGCGCACCATCACCATCAACGGATACTATGCGACCAGCACGGTCGAAGACACCGACGAGATGATGCGCCGTCTCCGCGGCATGGCCGGACGGTTGGTGCCAGTCACCGTGCGGAAGGGCGCTGGCATCGCATTGTCGTGTGATGCGGAACTCAGGTCGATGACCGTGGACGAATACCGGTATCGTGGGAAGGCCGCGTTCCAGATTGGACTGCTTGCGCCATCCCCCTACCTGTATGGGCCATTGCGCTCGCAGACGGTAGGCGTTCCGACAGACGGCGAAGGCATCCTCGACCCGCTGACCGACCCATTGTCCGAAGGTGAGGTCGGCAATCCGGGACGTGTCGCCATCACCGGAAGCGGTTTCGCTCCGACGCATCTTGTCGTGAAAATCAGAGGCGGATTGTCTGAAGGCGTGCGCATCCACTGCATCGAAACCGGCGAAGCGGTCGAATTCCACCGTCAAATCAACCCCGACGAGACGATGGTGTTCGACTTCGACGACGAGCGTGTGCTGTTTCAGAATCAGTCTGATTTGAGCATGTTCCTCACGGAAGAGAACTGGTTCCGTCCTTCTGGCGATGCGACGATACAGTTCACGCCGTTGGGTGTGCAGTCGGGCACACCGTCGATGACGGTCGAATGGAAGGAGGCTTGGCGGTGAAAGTCTATCTCGCGGACCTGCTGACCGGACGCCGCATCATCCCATTGCCGCACACTTCCGCCGAATGGGAGATGAAACTGAACGATACTGATTCGCTCACCGTCAAAGTGCCCATCTACGCCTCGTCCGGCGACACGCGCGTCCAATATATCGCCAACGATGCGCGACTGTTGGATTTGAGGAACACCGCGGCCATCGGCAAGACCGTCATGGTCGCTGAAGATGATGGGCTGACGGTCGGCGGAGTGCTCATGCGCCGTGACTATGACGCCGATACTGGCATTCTCACCTTGGTTGCTTCAGGCATGTGGACATATTTCGACCATAGGACGATTCTCCCGGCGAAGGCGATGGGTAAAAGCCTTATCAAGTCGGATGGTTCGCCAGACCCCCAATACGACACGCACTACAAGAACGTCACATGGAACACGGTTGCACGCAATCTCGTCGAACAGGCTATGAGCTGGCCGAACAGTCGGGTGCCTGTCGTGTTGGAGGCTGCTGAAACCGGCAAGTCCGAAGCGAACTATCAGGCGGTTGACCTCAACTATATTGGCGAGGTGCTGACGAACATCACGAACTATCAGAACGGCTGCGACATCGGATTCTTCCCAACACGCACGGCTGACGGATTAGGGTACGAGTGGCATATGAAGACCGGCCATCCGCTGCTGGGCGGCGAAACCCACTATTTCAGTGCGTCCGCCTTGCAGCCGGGCATCGCATCATTGTCCGCAACGGATGACGGCGACAAGCTCGCCTCGCTGCAATGGTTCACGTCCGGCAAATCCGACGATAAGACGCTCGTCGTGTCGGCCTACACGGACATTCTGGAAAAAGCGGGCGCACCGATTTGGGAGAGCGTGGATTCCAGCCATTCGACCGTGAAACTACAGAACACTCTGCAAGCGTATGCGAACGAGGCGGCGGCGGTCTACTGGCAGCCAGTGTCTTCGACCGAGGCGAAAGTACATCGCGGATACCTGCATTCCGTGAATCAGACGCTCGCCAACTATACGGTCGGCGACTATATCAGGTTCACTACTAAGGGCGACTGGTATTATGTGGATGGCGCGCATACGCGGCGCATCACCGGCATCAAAGCCGATGAAAGCTCGAATTGGATTACGTTCACCCTTGGTGACGTGTTTGACGGTGTGAAAGTGACGGTGGAATAATGGAAATCGTAGTACATCAAGGCGAATCGGCGAACGGCACCCCATTGGCTGCTGACGATACGGATGTGCTCGATGTGAAGAATCCGGCTCAGGCGACCAACAAGCTCGTAGCCACCCTGAACGAGTATGGTCGGCGTCTACGCGAACTGGAGAAGCCGTCAGGCTCGCAGTTGACTCAGGCGATTCAGAAAGTGTTGGACATCAGCGCGAACATTGACAATACGGTGGCCGCATCCATCAACAAAAATTCGTATGACCGTGCGACCATCGATCAGAAGTGCAATACGTGGAATTGGGGCGTATTGTCTCCGGGCTATGGTGGCACGAATACGACGAACGCCTACAATAACCTGTTCACGGTCGGCCCATGGCGTGCCGTGTGGGCGTTGTCGAACGGCACGATGGGCACATCACAGTCCAGCCGCAAGGTGAAGCAAGATTTCCTCAAGCCGGACATCACGTTGGAGCAGATGCGTTCCGTGGATTGGACGCTCTACCGTTTCATCGATGATGTGAATCTGAACGGCGATAGCGCGACAATCCATGTCGGCATGATTGCCGAAGACTTGGATGATAACGGTTTGGGGCAGTTCGTCGAGTATAATGATGATTACGAGCCGTGCGGCATTAACTATCCGATGCTGGGCGTGTGGGCGATACATGAGGCCCATCTCGCCCATGACCGTATCGACCGGCTTGAGGAACGTTTGAAAGCGTTGGAAGGAAAGATTGATAATGGCGTTGAGGAATAGTCTGTTCGCAGTGTCCGGCAAGGCGTCGTTCTTGGATGCGCGCCGCGACATGAGCGGCCTGTTCGTCTGCGACAAGAACACGATGATGCCGATTGCTGGTATTCTCGACCGTTCGCAGGATAACCTCGTGACGGGTCGCGGCGATTCTATGAGTGTGACGGTGCATCCGTTCAATGCGGTGCTGAACCGTTACGGCGCGCTGCTTATCCAGAACGACGGAAACGTGAACGTGCCGCTGGCTGCAGCCCCGTCCGCTAATTCGCGTATCGACGTCGTGTATGTGAAGCAGAATGAGACGCGCTCGCCGATGTCGGATAGTTCGGACGTTCCGACGTTCGGCGTGGTGAATGGCACGGCCGCCGCCGTGCCGGTCGCGCCGGCTGTTCCAGCTGGCGCTTTGGCTTTGGCGCAGGTGCTGCTTCCGGCTGGCGTGTCGAATACTGCTGCTTCCGGCGTGGTCATCACGCAGACGTATATCGGCGCCGCGATGAAGGGTGACATGCTGAGAGTGCAGACTTCAGCGCAGCGTGACGCGCTCACCACAGTGCCGGAAGGCACGCTGCTGCATAATGTGGCCGATGGTTGCGATTATGTCAGAAAAGACGATAAGTGGCGTGGGTGGAACATGCCTTGGCGCGACATCCATTTAGGTACGAATCAAGCACACATGTGGGCTTCTGGCGGCGTGGGGTACATCGACCTGCTGACCGCGAGCATCAATCTGACAGGCTGGGGTTCGGCGGCGACTGTTGGGAAGGTGAACAACAGCGCATTCTATCCAGTAACCAACGAAGGACTCTTCGCGTCCACGAGAGACAGTTATCTTCCGACCACGGTGACCGTTAGAACTGACGGAAACGTGAATCTTGAATATGCTGGCGGCCCGACCGGAAATCGTACCGCTTCCACCATTTTCTCGTATAATATCGGCTAGTTCCACCAATCCCCCTGCACTGCCATCCTCCGGTCACACCGGAGTGATGGCACCCAGTGTTTTGCTTGCCGCTGTGGATTTCTGACATAATCTCAACCATTGGATAGAATAGTGCCATATGAGCACTGACATCATCGTCGCCCTAGTGACCGGATTATGCGCCATCGTGGTCGCGGCGGTCACTTGGGCGCAAAACAGACGCGGCGACCTGAGCGAAGCCTACAGGCGACTCTCGGAAGCCCAATTGAACATGCAGCGGGAAATCGACCGGCAGGACGAGAAGCTTGCCGAGTTCATTCGGGAACGCGACCAGCTCCGCTATCAGGACGATTTGAAAACCTCCTACATTCGGGCGATGGGCCATTGGCTTGGCGAACTCTGCAACGTTCTCGACCCCGAGTTTCTGAAGCAGTATCCGAAGCCAAGACTTCCCGACGGGCTGAGGAGTACAATAGAACCGTTGGAAAACGACAACAGTAAGGAGCAGAATATTGTTCACTAGGGATTTTTGGGTTGACACGTTAGAGCGTGCAATCCGCACCGCATGTCAGGCGGCATTGTCGGCTGGCGTGGTTGGCGGCGTCGGCCTGTTCCAGGTCGATTGGCTGAACGTCTGCAGTATCGCCTTGGTCGCGGCCATCGCCAGCGTGCTGACGTGCGTGGCGTCCTCCGGCAAGACGGATGCCATCAGTCCGGCTTCGCTCGCCACTCCATCCAAGAGTCTGGTAACGGGCAGGCATATTGCAGGCAATGAAACGGAGGTTTCTGAATGAGGTTTGTGGATATCAGCAATTGGAAGGCTGACGTTGACGTTTCCAAGATTGACGCCGATGGTGTGGTGGTTCAGTGTACTTGGGGTGCTGGCGAACTAACGACGGACAATGGTTTGGTCGAGTCCGTGTGGACTGGTGCGGATGCGAAGATTCAGGCCGCTGCCAAGCGTGGCCTTGCGGTCGGCTACATGCATTACATTCGCGGCGTGGGCGCTTCGGATGAAGCGTATTTCTTCGCTGGAAACACCAAGGGTTATCTTGGCAAGTTCGTGCCGTGCGTTGACTGGGAAGCTGACGATAACGCCGCTTGGGGCGACCGCGCATATCTGGACGAGTTTCTATACCAGTATATTCGTCTGACTGGTGTGAAGCCGCTCGTGTATGCGCAGCGTTCCGAAATCCCGTTCATCAAGGACATTTGTACCAAGCATGATTGCGGCATTTGGGAGGCGTGCTATGCTTCCATGGATGCGGTCGGCTGGCAGGATGCCGATTCCATTTGGTCGTATGTGGCGTATCCGATGCGCCAGTACACGTCCAACGGCCATATCGGCGGCTATGCCGGTTCGCTTGATTTGAACTATTTCGCTGGCGATAAGGCCGCTTGGGACAAGTATGCTGGCGTTGGCGCGAACACTCCGGTGAATCCGGCTCCGGCGCCGGTGGTTTCCCCGGCTCCTACCGTGGTCGCCACCACGTATGAGGTTGCGGTCGATGCGTTGAACGTTCGTACCGAACCGTCGTCGAAGGGAAAGGTTGTAGCCAGTTACAGTCGCGGCGAGAAGGTCGTGTTGGATGGTTGGGGCACTTATGCTGACGGCTTCCTGTGGGGTCGTTATGTTGGCGCTTCTTCGGGCCAGCCGAGGTATGTCGCAATCGGCACTGATTCCGGCAATGATTGGTATTTGACAATGTGTCGTTGACCGTGATACAATGAGGGCTGTTGGAAGTTTTACCAACAGCCCTCCTTTGGTTTCTCCCCAGCCCCCGCACGGTTCATGCGGGGGCTTCTCTTTTTAGTCATACAACCATATGCAAGCCACTATCGCTAGGGCAGCTACAGCAACATATGCGATGAAGATGCGGTCGCTCCACGCGTCGCAAACCATCATGATGGCCGCGACGAGTCCAAGCAGGATGGTGGTGCAGATGATGAGTTTCAGGATTTCCATATCAAAGCTTCTCGCTTTTCTCGTTCAACCACGACCGCGCAACCTCCAACATTTCGTACAATATCCGTTGAGCAGGTACATTTCTTTCGTGGTGAGTTTTTTTAGGCAATGCTTGCATAGCTTCGGGTCGAGGTGGGCTAGTCCTCTAATAAGACTCATCGGGATACTCCAATCCTTCCTGTCTGTCTTCGTCCGTCAACGCCGAATCGATTTCCTGCTTGCAGGTTTCGCACAGCATTTCCGGATACCATTCCTCTAACGTCATATCTCGACCACAGTCGAGGCATTGTCTTGGCGATTTCATGTCACACCTCCACCGCTGGCTGCGGAGCATTCTGATTCTGATAGTGGCCGACCACGCCGTATGGTTTCATCGAGGCGGCGTTCAAGTATTCGAACGATACCTGTCCGATTCGCATGCCGGGCGTCAGCATGATGGGGAAACTGTTTTCGTTCTTCAGTTCGACGGTGATGGTTCCGATGAATCCTGCGTCGATGAATCCTGCGGTCACGTGCGTGCAGAGTCCGAGTCGGCCAAGGCTGCTTTTTCCGTCGAATCGTGCCATCATGTTGTCCGGGAGGCTGATTTTCTCTACGGTGGCACCTAGGACGAACTGTCCGGGCTGTAGCATGTAGTGTCCGTCGATTCTGACGGGCTTGGTGTGGATGCCGTGCAGCGTGTGGTCGCTGCCGTCCGCGTAACCGTTTTTCGCATCTTTGGTGAAGATGACGATGGTGTCCTGCAAGGTCACGTCATACGAGTTGGGGTTCAACTGTTTTTCCGTGTATGGCAGGATGAGGTCTTGATGGTCTACGCACTGTTCGATGGTGATGTCGTTCAGCATTTTTCTCCTTCCTGCATGAACGCCAATGCCATGGTGAGGTAGGCGATTGCGTCCAGATACGAGTCTTCTTTACTGTGGTCGTATTTGATGCGTTCGATTTTCAGTTCGGCCATCATGATGGCGACATCCACTTCCGCATCGTCGCAGTCGAACCATCGTTTGGAAATGTTCTGGAACATGATGCGCGGATTGCCGTATTCTTCGGCCTTCTCCCCGTTGAGCATGTTTTCCACACGGTCAAGGTTGGCGGCAATGCGCGTGTAGATGCTTGGCTCAATGTTTTCGAGCGCGTTTCCCACTGTCGGCGGCTCCGGCGGGTCGAGGATTATGCCGTTCGGGCCTTTTAATCCGTGATTGCTGGCTGCTTTGGTGTGGAGCGCCTTGTTCACGTCTTCCATCACCTCATCCCAATTGTTTCCCTTTGATGATGTCATCGAGTGTTTTCCTTCCTTCTATCACGTCCATGACCTTGCGGTTCCATGGCGTGTCCGGCACGAGTATGCGCTGCTGTCCCTGATAGGGACTGCCACGTCGTACCAGTCTCCTGTTGGCTTGCTCCCAGTCGGCGTATGTCCATGGGAGGTCGAGCCATATCTGGTCTTTCATGAGATGCTGTAGGCCGTCAACGCCGGTGCCCATGGATTGCGGGTTGGCGACTATGAGCCGATACTTTCCGCGTTCTTGAGCGTCCATGGCGAGGAATGTCTTCGCATCGGTGCATGGCGTCCAAGTTCGGTAGATTTCGTCTCTTACCGCTTTGAACCGTGTCCATACGAGCAGTGGCGTTTGGTCTTCGCGTCTCTTGGCTTCACTATATACCGTTTTGATTTTGGACACGCCGAACCAGTAGGATTCTCCACGGTCTTCGGTCTTGTAGGCGAAGCCGTCATCGAGTTGGGCGAGTTTGACGGCGGCGGCGCTCGCGCTTGCCGCGTACACGTCTTCGGCCAGTTGGTGGGTGTTCGTCCACTGTTCGAACACCATGTCCTCCTGTTCGGTTTTCGGCGATGGGAGCCATTCGACTTGCGGCAGCGGGTTGCCTCCGCGTCGGATGTCCAGTACGAGCTTTTGCAGCTGTTGACATGCTTCCTCTACCATGGGCTTGGAATACGTGTATTTGACCACTGTGCGCCCTTGCACGCTCATCGTGTATGGCTTGCCGTATCGCATCCTGAAAGCCCCTAGAGTGCGCCAAGAATCGCCTAATAGGACCATCCTGTCATTGGCGTGCGGATACATGACCACGGTCTGCCCGTACAGGTCTTCCAAATCCTTCGGAGCGGGCGTGCCGGTCAGCATCAGCACGTCCTTGGCAAGGTCGCTGATGCCCTTCACGACTTTGGAACGTCCACTCCTAGGATTCTTCACCATATGGCTTTCATCCACGATAAGGCTGAAACCGTCCGGCACTTCGCCCAGCTTTGCAGCCATGTTGTATGACACCACGAGGAAACGATAGTCTTCCGACCAGCCATGCTTACGATAGTCTTCGATGGTCAACGCCTTGCCGTGCGACCATTGGCTGATTTGCGGCAACCAAGCGGTCTTCACGACGCTTGCCGGACAGATGACGAGAATATGCTCCGCACCGTCCAGCAAGTCCATGCTACGTTTCGTCTTGCCTGTTCCGGCCTCGTCGAAAATGAAAGCCCTCACCGCGTCTCCTTCCCATGCTCGGCTTCCCACGCCGCTATGCGCTCGCGTCCTTCAGGCGTTTCACGCCATCTGCGCCAAGTCTGATAGCATACGCCATGTTCGGCCTTGAATTTCTCCTGCCACTTGCGGCATGCGTCCCGGCTTTCCTCACGATGCTGTTTACGGTATCGCACCCAATAGTCGAGCATTTTCTCGTGGTTCTCGTTCATCCACTTCTTTTTCAGCTTCCGCTTATGCTCCGCCTTTTCGGGTGTCATGTCGGCATAGCGGGTGACGGTCTTCTTTTCTCTGGCGGGCGGCATCGGCTTGGGCTGGCGCATCTCCTCGATGTCAGCCCAAGCTTCGCCGTCAAGCCATTCGGATACGCTACTCTTCATCATGTCCACCGGAATGGTTGATGAGGCCGATGATGCCTTTGACCATGCCGATGATGATAAGGATGGCCGCCGTGGTTCCAAGCACGGACAGGACGATGGCGAGCATGTACAGGCAGTTCATCATAAGCTCATGCATTTCTCTTCTCCTTCACTATGCTGAGTCGGGTGGTTGTCGATGTTTTCCTGAATGGGCCCAGGTCGGCTGGATGCTGGCTGAAATACGCTTTGTAGTCGGTGGTGGTGCGCGTGGTTTCCGCCAGTCTTGCGACATGCCCATCGCAGTATACTCGTTCGCCGGGGTGTTCGCCCAGCCATGTGGAGAGTTTTTCCTTCAGCGTGTCGTACCGGTCTTTCGCTTCCAACAGTTCGGCCAACAGCTGCCATCCGTCATCGTCCACGTCCGTGGGCTGTTCCGCACGCTCGTATTCCGTCGCATACTTTTCCAGTGCGCCCGCATCCATCACGTCGGGGACGATTGTGATATCAAGCGTCTCCTTGATTCGTCCGGTGATGTATTCGGCGTCCAGCGTCTCCCATGACGGGGGTCGTTGCGCGTAGATGATTTCCGCATACTCCGTGTCCATCATGCGGGCTTCTATCTGCGCTTGGGCAGAATATTGATTGCGCTGTTCGGTTGTGAGGAACGCGTAGGATGGTTTGCTTCCCGTCTTCACTTCGACTGTGTGCAGGATTCCACCATAGTCGCGGTATGCGGCGTCAAGCGAGACGTGCAGGCGGCCGTCCGTGTAGAAGCTGTTGTCATACCATGCGAGCTGTCCGTTCTTCAAACGGTCTACTGGAGTGTTCTTGGCGACGATGGCGAGCTGTAGGTGTTCCGCATACAGTTTGACGAGCATTGGCTCCCAAATGCTTCCGAACCGCAATGCCGACTGTACTGCCGGAATGTCCGGCGGGGGGGATGGCAGTTGTCCGGTGGCGATGAAATGCGCGAGACTGGACGCGCCTATCGTTTCCTCACGGGCTTTGAGCCATGTCTCACGGTCTTGGAATACCCGGTATGTCAGATCTCTTCCGTCCATCTCATTTTCCCTTCCGAATCGACTACGAGGATGTAGTGATACATGTTCGTCAAATCAACCCAGTTTTTGTAAAACAGCAGGGTGTCCACGGCTTTCATGCCGTAGAGGAGTATGACGTTCGCATTATGTTTGGCGAGCGCTTTGAGTTCGCGGCATTGGTCGGGGCTTGGCCTTCCTACCGTGCGTTTCAGTTCGATGAACCACACGTTGCCGAACGTGTCCACGGCGGTCACGTCGGGGAATCCGTTGCGTGAGCGTCCTTCCGTTTTCTGCACGTACCATCCTCGCTGTTCCAAGATTCTGATGAGACGGTTCTGGATGGCCGACTCCAATGGTTCCGCTCTGTGGTTATTCAGTTTCGGCATCGGTGTCCTTCTTGATGCGTACCGCGCTGACCCATACCGCGTATGTTCCGTCCGACTTGCGACGTGTGACCGCAGCGTAATCGACGTTTGGTTCCGTCCATGCGGTGATATGTTTGCGGATATAGTAGGCGGTGGAGTTCGCGGTGGTGCGTTTCTCGTATGAGCGGTATTCGGCCCATCTGCCTAGATTGAGTTTGAGCATCGCATTGAACACGGTGTCCACCCGACCATTGTCGGGGGGGGTGGTTAGGAATTTCGTCATTTGTCTTCCTTCGGTTTGAAATATGCGGGCATGATTGATTTCGGCAGGATTCTGCCTTCACGCTCCAACCGTTTCGCATGAGGGAACAGCCAGCCGCGGGACACTCCCAGTGCCTTCGCGGCTTGGCTGATGTTCATGCATGTTGTGAGCGCGTCAATCAGCGTGTCATCACTGTAGTGGATTGGCGCGTTCATTGGTGGTTAGAACTCCGGTTCCGGTTCCCCGGCACCCTCATCGTCGATGGTCAGCTGCGTGTAGGCTCCGAACTTGTGGGGGGCGGGGGTGTTGTTCTTTTCGACTCGCAGCAGCTGCACGCCGGTCAGGAAGTAGGTGAGTCGTCCTTCCTTCGTGCTGCCGATTTTGAACGCGACGTTGGCGAGCGTGCCATCTCCCGGCTCTTCGGTCAGTTCGACATCGTTTGCGTTTTGGTCAACGATGCTGGGCTTCCACTTGGACGATAGGTTGACGAGCCACTTGCCTCGCTGAGGCTGGGTGCCGTCCTTGAGGGTGATTAAGTCGCCGTCCTTGTAGCGCAGGTTGTCGCCGTTGGCTCGCACGCCCAACTGTTTGGCGGACGCGACGAGTTCCTTATGCACGTCGCCGTTCTTCGGGAACGCGAGCTGCAACTGGTAGTTCGGTTCGATTCCGCGCTGTTTGGCCGCGTCGGACTGATACTTGTCTTTGATGTGGACGAATCGGATTTCGCCTGCCGCTTCGATTTCAATCATGTCGTTTGCCATTGTTTTTCCTTTCGGTTTTTAGTTGAATTCTTCTGTGAGGGAGGGGCGGGGGAGGGGGGCGGCTGTTTTTCCGTCGTCGTCCATCACTGTGGTGAGTCCAAGCAGGTGGATTAGCCCGTAACGCCTGTAGTAGGTTTCGAAGCTGCCCACTTGCTGTGCCGCGGCCGCCGGATACGTGTAGCTGCTGCTGACCGCCTCGCCATGCTTCACCATGTCCATGAGGTTTTCCAACTCATGCGTTGACTCGTAGACGGCTATGGTTAGCGTGTTGTATACGGTTGGCATATCCGTGTCGGCGCCGACTATCTCGCTTGAGCAGACGGCCGTCCAGCCTAAGCCATGTTCCATCATGCTGTTCTTGACTAGCCGCCAAATATCGTTAAGCGTGGCGTACTTGTACCCGTATCCCTCAGTCGTGCGTTTCACGGCTTCTACCGACTGTTGTACTTCGGCGATTCGGCTTAGCACGTCGTGTCGTTTATCGTCCGCCATTGTTCCTCCTTTTTTCGAGTTCGTTTTCGATTAGCGTTTCGTCTATGGCGACCCGGTATGCGCGTTCCACTATGTCGTCGTAGTCGCGCTGGGTGTGGGGGGTGTGTTCGCGGATTGCGAGTTCGGCTACAACCGCAAGGTTTTCGGCCGTCGGGTTCGCCTTGTACGCGTCTATGCGACTCTGCCATACGTCGTGCCGTCCTTGCAACCATGCTTCAAGCGCACACTGATAGTCTTTGGCTGTGTATGGGGCCGCGGTATCGAACACGATTATATCGCTCACCACGTCGATTCCTGCGTTGAGCGCCCTATCGGACAGACACGTCAAGCATGTTTCGACTCTATCGGGAAAGTATTCCGACGGTTTCATTGTTTTACCTCATTTCTTTGGTTTCGTTGTTTATTATATCAGGGCGTGTCTCACGACACGCCTGAAAAATTCATCAGACGCGCCAAAACATGTTGGAAACCCATACGCCATGCGAGTATTCAATCGGCTCGCCTTCAAGCCATTTCAAACAGCCATGGGGGGTAATAAGCGCTACAAGTCCCTGACCCTTAAACACAGTGTTGTCGTATCCGCTATCGATCCACGCGTCAACCATGTTGTGGGAGTCCGACGCGTACGGCCCAATCGTGTAGTCGTGTGCGATACCGTCATGCGCGACATAACCCCTATCCGTGTAAAACGGATGACAGTTGCGCGGTTCCACCGCGCCATGCGTGGCGAAACGGAAATGAATCATGCACGGGGCCCGCTTGAGACTATCCCAATGACTGTAGATGAAGCCAACCACTTTCAGCGGGTCAACGTTTTTGAACACCCTCAAGCGTTCGCCATCCCACCAACTGACTCCGCCCCCGTCCGGGTTCGCCTCACTCATGGCCAGGATGTCTTCGGGTTCCGGCATTGCGCCGGGCACTGCGGTTACTATGACACACATTGTTGTTTTTCCTCTTTCCATAATGGTGGGGGCTGGACGTTCCAGCCCCCGAAGATTTTCAGTCGTTGGCGCGCGTGGCGGCGAGACACTGGTGGATATGCGCGTAGCGTGCGTTCAGCTCGGGGCGTCCGGCACGCTTGAGCAGGCGCAACGCGGTACGCTCCAACGTTTCCGCAACCGGCTTACCATGGGACGCGCGTGCGATACGACTGCGGACAATGTTTTTAACCACCGCACCGCCATCTCGCCATGACGGTTCACGTATTCACGACCGTCCCAAATGGTCTCGTCACCGTACGCATGGTGCAAGCGAAAACCGTAGAGACTGATGGGCTCGACGTCCGCCATAGACATGACGGTAGCCATCTGCGCGTAGTGGTGCAATGGGCGTGGGTTGCGCGACGGGAGCGCGTAGCAGAGTTCCGGGGCCGACAAACGTTCCTCTACGAGCTTGCGGCCACGCTTGCGGCGGTCCTCATGCCTGCGGTATTCAAGCGTGGCCAGGAGCGTGTCGCCATGACTGTGGCGTGCGATACGAGACGCCCCCACGTTGGCTTTGACGTTACGACGAATTTCTGCGGCGCGTTCCCGACGCTCCCGCTCCTCAGCGGCTTCTCGTGCCGCCTTAGCGTGACGTGCGGCGGCGAGTCGTTCGTCGAGCGTGCGACGGGGTGTGTCGGTCACGTTGTCGGCCACGCATGAAGCGTACTGTCCAATGAATGCGGCCGATACCGTGCCACGGGGGTGCTTCTCGAAAAACCGCCACATGGCGCGTATCCACTTGACCGCCGGAACGAGCTTGCTTGCGCCGCCCTCATACCAACAGTCGAACGTGCGCAGTTCGACGGTATCCGCGTGCTCGTCGTTGACGGCCGTGTGCTTACCGGTATACTCGCCATGAGTGAGCGAGCACCAATAGTCGTCGTCGATGTGGCGCGTGTTGAGCAGTCGGCATTGAGCCGCGTTCAGCCCATGTAGCGCCCAATACCAACGACTGGCACACTGATTGGGCGTGCGCGCCACGTGGATATGACCGCCGGTGTTCCCGCCATACTCCGGGATGCCCTCTACAATCCGTTGCAAGTCGGGCAGTTTGGACATGTCGAGTATATTGGACTGCAATTCCACCCCGTTCCGCTCTGGTGACGCGTCCTTGCCCCAACCGGCAATGATGTCAGAGTTCGTCACGTTTTCCACGAAGTCGTCAGATAGTTCGGATTCAAGTTCAATCTCGATGCCGAAAGTGAATTGGTCCCCGTTTCCGAACGCGTACGGGTAGATGTAAGAGGGTTCCTTGGTGTCCATGAACGCTTCGGCGCCGCGGTGTCGCGGGCAATGGTAGCCGTCGCACACCAAGCCCCCCCCGCAGTAGTCGCACAGCACCGCGTCGCAGTCGAAGACGTCGCAACAATAGTACTCGCCACCATCCGAGTTAATCGGCGTGCCGCATTGCGCGCACCATTCGTCCTCACAGCCGAAGCCGCCCGCGTTGCATACGCGGCGCATTCCATCACCACTGTTGAAGCGCACGTAGAGCTCGTCGCCGATAACCACGCATTGCGCGTCACCGTCGGGCCACTTGTCGCGATACGCCTTATACAGGCGTTGCGCATTACCGTCACGCTCAATCCATTCCGCATACGGTTCGTTGCCCATGATTGTGATTCCTTCAGCCATTGTCACCACACTCCCTATAGAACGGCCGATATTTTTTTTTCGTGCCCTTGCGGGACTCGGACCCGCATGTGTGCCACCAGGGCTGGGCGGTCAGGCGGTCAGGCCATCGATTACCCGTAGTGTTTCGTCGTCCGACGCGCTATCACGGATTATTGCGGTCGTGGTCGGCGTGTTGATGTAGACAAGGTAGTCGGCGAGCGGCACCAATCGTACTGTAATGTCGCCCTTGGTTGCCGTTACGTTGCCGGTCGGGGAAGGGTGGGTCGTTTCGTACCCGCGCGCTTTCATCTGATTAATGAATGTTTGCTTTTCCATTTTTACCTCCTTGGTTGATACCTTTAATATATCACGACGGTATATCGTTGTCAATGTCGGCGTGTCGCGTCACAGTCCATTGAGGACATACACTTTGCGCCATGCCGACTCGGCGCCCTCAATCTCACGGCCGTCCTCGATGGCCTTACGCAACCACGGCAACGTGACCCCCTTGAAAACGTCGTCCGTCTGCGCGAGAAATTCCTTGACGTGCCGCAGTGTCGTGGCGCTCAGGTATTCCATGCCGACTTCAACACGGAAAACCTCTCGTTCGGCGTCCCATGCGCTAATCGGCGTGACCCTGGCCACCACAGTGCCATACGACTTGAGCGCGTACTGTATGCCGTATTCGGTGTTCCAGCGTTCGACGAACGCCTTACCATAGAACGACTTGCGCCTGTCGTACAGCGGTGTCAGCTCGAACATTCCAAGATAGTCACTCATTGTAATCACTCCTTTGGTTGATGGTTTTAATATACCGCACTTGGTGTTGGTTGTCAAGTCCGGCGTGTCGTTCAGACGGTGGCCGCCCAACCGCCCTCAAGGTCGGCGTAGGCCCCAGGGTCTTCGGTGGTGGTCAGCGGTGTCAGCTCCCCGTCGCGGTAGGCGTAGACCTCCCCCGCGCCGGTGATGAGCACCCCCTCACCCCCCTTGACGTATCCTTTGCCGTCCAGTGCCTTGTGCATTTGTTCCTCCTTTGTTTGGTTGATGCTTATAATATACCGGACGTGACGTCATGTGTCAAGTCGGCGTGTCGCGATAATGATTCTCAATACCAACACCCACCAATCCGGGAGTTGTGAACACAGTTAACAGATGAACCCTGTTAATGAATTGACCTACTTAATACATGTCATCGGTTAATGCATGTCATGGGTCAACGAATGCCTAATGAGAACGGTTCTCACGACACGCCGACCTGACGTACGGTGTTAAATGTATGTACGACAGGAGCGTCAACCACACAGGAGATGGAGGACAAAACGGACATCAACATGACCGCCCAGGAAATCGCCGACACCATCGCCAAAGCGGTGACGGAGACCACGGGCCTCAGGTGCGAGACATTCACCAACGGTCACGGCAACGCCGTAATCATCCCAGACCACACCAACCTTGTCGCACGTATCGTCCCATGCCACGAGAGCATCCATGTAGTCGCGGCACCCTTTGACTCAGATGCCGTGGCAACCAACATCCCGAGCAAAGCAACGTCCCTCAGTGGCGTGCGAGAGCTCGCAACGCACCTTGATGACGCCATAGCGCACGTCACAGCGGCCGCAGTGGCCGCAGTCAGGCAATAACCGGCACCACACGCACAGCACCCCGCACGTGGTGCT